ATTCTCCTACCTTTGCTTTTAGCATTGCGATTTCTGCACGGAGTTCTTGAACCACTTTAGCTAGCTCAATAGCTGCAACTAATGCTGCTCCACCGTAGTTTACTGCTAAGTAACCGTCTTCTCCTTGCACTACAGCTTCAGGAAGTACTTTTTGTAATGACTGAGCTGATACACCGGCATCACGAGTGCCGCTATTAATTCTTTCAAAAGTTCCGTGCTTAACATCTGACAGACGAGCTACAAAATCTAGACTTAATCCTGCCCAGTTTGTTTTTAGCTGTTCATCAGAAGAAGCGTTAAATGCTACGGCTGTATAAGATGCTGTAGAGTCAAGTGAATTAACTGTACCGCTTAATGTGATATTTCCGCTAGATGTCACAGTACCACTTAAACTTAACCCGCTAGCTGTACCAGTGCCGGATACTGAAGTTACTGTACCACTACCTACGTTTGGTGCTGTGTTGGTAATAGTAAAATTAGGGTATGTTCCTGTAACACTAATTCCTGTACTAGCAGTTAAAGCAACTGTTTGATCTGGAGCTGAGTTAGTAATGGTGAAATTAGGATATGTGCCGCTAGTACTAATACCTGTTCCAGCAGTTAAAGCAACTGTTTGATCTGGAGCTGAGTTAGTGATTGTTACACCACCGGTAGAAGACGATACTGAAATACCTGTGCTTGCGGTTACGCTTGTTACACCTGTATTTGCTACAGTAATTGAACCTGCACCACCTGTTACAGAGATACCTGTACCGGCTGTTAAATTAGCGTTCTTCCAAACACCTGCGACAGCGTCATAGATAAGGGTATTACCGCTAATCGGGCTGCTGATAAGAACATTATGTAGTTCGTCAAGTTCCCAACCATTATTAATATTTACAAATACTTCACCACTTGAGGCATTAACTTTAATTACCCATCCAAGTGCAACTGTATGAGCTGGAGCTGTGGGTCTTGTAGCTGTAAACTGGCCAGCTGTTTGCGATAAGTAGATAGGGTTGCCAGCTGTAAATGCAGCTGTATTTAATCCACGGACAAAACCGAATGTAGTGATAAAACCTTCTGCACCTGCTGCAATATCTTCTGTTGCAATACCAAGTGTGGGGGCACTTAAAGCTTCGCTATCGGCATCGGCTAATACAACCGCAGGTCTTTGCCCTTGAGCACCGTTAACAGCAACTACAGAACCATTTGTAATGGTAGCTCCAGAGTTGTTATAAACTAATGCAAGCATTTCTTGGCCTAATTGAAGCGTTACATCAGCATCAATATTTACAGATGGAGTGCCGTTGCCCTCATCCCAGTACATTGCACCTGTTGTAGTAGGTGGTGTAGTAGGCGTAATGTCAAAAGTAATAGAATTAACACCGGCTTCGTTACCATTGTCATCAATCGTAACTACAGAGTTTTGGATTAATTTACCAGTGGTTAAATCAAAACGGGCAACTGCATTATCTGTTGCAGAGGCTGGTCCAGATACTACATCTGGATTTATAGGAACACTTAAATCTCTGGAAGACCCAGTACCAGTAATAGTAACGCTAGTATCCGTAGATGTAAGCGTCTCTATTTTTGCATCATTTAGGTTGGTGAAGTTTGAGTCCACCTCAGTATTAGTGAGGGGACTTCCTTTACCAGCGCGAGTAACAATGGTAGTCAAGATCTACCCTTTCAGTCCGAAGGTCTCTTAGGAAATTGTAACAGTCCAGGTAACGCTCATTGCGTCGTCTGCACCTTTATTTACTACTGAGAATACTGTACGGCAAAGCATTGTGCCACCGGTAGAATTATTAAAAATACCGGCTTCAACAACAGCGCCTGTGCCTATACCGGCTGGGAAAGTAGCTGTGTAGGTAACAACGGCTGAAGTAGCAGAAGCAGAAGCTAAAGCTACACGACCTAATTCAGCACCTAAAGCTGTATCACCTGCGGCAGCAGCAGTGTTATTAGAACCGATAGCCATGTGGCTCATTACGTTAGCGGCAGTGCCTACCATACGTGATGCAACAAAGTTTTTACCAACGGTAACAACTAGGTTTTTGAAATCATGTTCTTCTTTAACTTGGCCATCTTTGCCAGTAACTACGACTCGCAAGGAGCCGGAGGCTTTTAAATTCTCGTTTGTGTTCATTGCTGCTCCTTACGTAAATGTGCGGGAAAGACCCACATAGTCTTCTAAAAAATAGGTTATATCACAATAATCCTGCATAGACAGGATACCACTGCTAGATGTTGTTATATTATCAGCTTTTTGTGGTTTAAAATCAATATATTTACAGTATTACATAACATTAAAAAAACAAAATTATGGCAACTATTTTTAGTCAGACACGGAAAAGTACCACAAAGGTATTACCATCAGGAATTGAAGTTGAATTACTTTCATTAACAGGTAAGCAGCAAAAAGATTTAACCATCAACGATGAATCGAAACGCAAAAATGCAATCGATAATATGTTGTTGGATTGTACCGGAAGAATTGGTTCAAAAACTACAGTGACACCAAAGGACATTGAAAAGTTATTTTCGGAAGATAGAAAATACATGTTGTTTGAGTTGCAGCAGTTTAGTAACGATTACGATCCGGAATTCAGATTTGCATACGAATTTCCAACAAAGGATGGTAAGAAATTGAAAGATACTTACATCGTAATGTTCACTAAAGAAGATTTTCCAAAACGTCCGTACAAATGGGTAATGGATGAAATGATTCGCCTGCATAAAGAGAAAAACGAAATTGCGGCAGATGTGGAATTGGATGAAGATCAATTAAAGATGATTTTAATCAAAGAAGAATATCCGGTAATGTTCACCGATACTTATGATGAAATCATTGAAAAATACAAACAACAAAAAACCAAACTGAAAGAATGTGGCGTTGAAGTTGTTTGGAACGTTTTGGATGGCATCGCAGAAAAAGAGAATGCAAAATTCACCAACGAAAAGAAGATGTCTTCACACACTTATTTTCAAAACAGGGATTGCAAGTATTTGGATCCTGAATCATTAGAGAAAGGAAAAGAAATTCCAATCAATGTTCCATACGATGATGTTTCCACAAATGATTTAGAGCAGTTGCGCGAAACGATGTTGGATTTTGAAGCATCCATCGAAACGAACGTGGTTGTAAGCTACAAAGGTGATACATCAATGCAGGCAAATTTAAACCTGGTTACTGTACCGGCTTTTTTCTTCCGCAGTTTAGCAAAATAAAAGGTTACGAAAACGGTTTTACTATACTGCGCGCTTATTTTGATTTGAGTTATGGCGGATTGGATATTACACTAATGGAATTATACAACACCGACTATGATACAATATATCAACTTTTGGAAATGATGCACATGCAAAAGAAATTTGAAAAAGAAGAATCGGAAAAATTAAAACGTAAAAGAAAATGATATTTGGTGGCGGATCGGTTGGCGGTGGTACTATTGGAACAGGTATTGTGTTTACACTATACGATGAATTCAGTAAGACATCGGACACCATTTCACAGAAAATGCAAAACCTGGATGGCATCACTGAAAAGGCCATGGGAAATATCAATGCTTCTTTGGTAAAAATGAAATTAGGATTCGCATCAATGGTTGCAGGTGCAGCAATCATTGGTGCATTATCTTTTCCGGTCAGTAAGGCGGCAGATTTTGAACAGCAGTTATCATCAATAAAAGCCGTATCCGGTGCCACGAATGCAGAAATGGCAACGATGAAATCATTATCGTTGCAGTTAGGAAAGGACACCAAATATTCTGCATTAGAATCAGCACAGGGAATTGAAGAATTAATAAAAGCCGGCATCAGTTTGGACCAGGTGGTTCATGGTGGTGTACAGGGTGCATTAAGTTTGGCGGCAGCCGGTGAAATTGAAGTGGCGGACGCGGCGGAAATTGCATCCACAGCATTGAACGCATTTAAAAATGATGCACTTTCTGTTACGCAGGCAGCCGATATTTTAGCAGGCGCGGCAAATGCATCGGCAACAGATGTAATGGGTTTAAAATTGGGTTTATCGCAGGCATCAGCAGTGGCATCCGGTTTGAAAATGTCATTCTTAGATACTTCCACCGGTTTGGCATTATTTGCACAGAATGGATTGAAGGGATCAGATGCCGGAACATCATTCAAAAACATGTTGTTGAATTTGATACCAACCACGAAAGCACAGATCACATTATCGAAACAGTTAGGATTAATAACAAAAGATGGTTCAAATGCATTCTTTGATCAGAACGGAAAATTGAAAAGTTTAGCAGGCATTGCGGACACAGTACAAACAGCATTTTCCGGTTTATCAGATGAACAGCGAACAGCAGCAATGATTACATTGTTTGGTAGTGATGCAATTCGTGCATCTAATATTTTGTACAAAGAAGGAACGAAAGGCGTTAACGATATGCAGTCAGCCATGACAAAATTCACGGCGGCAGGCGTGGCAGCAGAACGTATGAATAATTTCAACGGTGCATTGGAACAGTTTAAAGGATCATGGGAAACATTAATGATTGTGATTGGCGGTCCGTTCCTGAAACCATTGCAGTTGGTGATGGGTGTGTTCCAACGCATAGTGGATTTAATGACATCATTTGCACAAACAAAAATTGGTAAATTCTTCTTTTTGTTAGCAGGTGCGATTGGTGTTGCTGCATTAGCATTGGGATTATATGTCGTTGCCATGAACCTTGCAACATTCGCAGCCGGTAAGTTGGGTTTTGCATTTTTAGAATTAGGAATGCAACAGGTAGGTTTGGCATTTATTCAGGGTGGATTAACTGCCGGCACTTATGCATTGGCAACAGCAATTTGGACAGCATTAGCACCATTACTGCCGTTTATAGCGGCAATAGCTGCCGTTGTTGGCGTTGTTTATTTGGCATACAAAGGATTTAAAGATTTTAATTCATTGGCGGATGGCACCGGTAAAAAATTAGAAGGCGTTCGCGGCTTCTTCCAAAAAACAGGTGGCGCGATTCAGGGATTTATTGAAATATGGAGTTCTGCAACGGATGAAGGTTTTTCATTGTCACAGAAAACGCATGATGCGTTACAGAAAATCGGCATGTTAGAATTTGTTTTAAATATGTCCACCTGGATTGGCAGATTGCGTGCGATATGGATAGGTTTTAAGGATACAATAGTTCCGATATTGGTATATGCATGGGACAAATTTAAGGAAGTATTTTCGCAGGTAAAAGCAATGTTTATTAGCGTTGTTGAATCATTAGGTTTTAACATCACCAAATTAACAGGCAGTTTAGAATCATTTAAAAATATAGGGCGTGTAATTGCTATCATGGTTTTAGTTCCAATCATTCTTCTTTTATTCGCATTGTCAGCAGCAGCCATATTTGTGGCCGGAATAGTGTTGATAGTAGTTGGTGTATTTTGGGCGTTGTATCAGGTGATCATGTTTGTTTGGGCGTTGTTAACAGGATTCGTTAAGTTTTGGATTGCCGTATTCACATTCATGGCAGATATAGTGATGGCGTTCGTTAATTTTTTCAAAGATATTTTCGTTAATCAAACAACGTTTGCGGAAGCCGGACATAATTTGGTGGAAGGTTTGAAAGCCGGTATTTTATCGGCATGGGATTCACTGAAAGGATTGATGATTGGTTTGATTAAATCGTTGCCATTCGGCGATAAAATATTGGGTTGGTTAGGTATTGATGCCGGATTTAGTGAAGGTCAAAGTCCACAGGGAAACGTTGCACCACAGGATTATAATAATTTTGGCGGCATGACAGGTTTATCAACTATGACAGGACAACAGAACAGTGCAAAAACAAATCAGGGTGATGGTTCGATGCTGATGATGCCGAAATCAAAAAATCAGAAATCGGAAATAAAATTAACCGTAAATTTGGATGGACGTGAAATAAAATCTTCTATTGATAAGCATGAAGAAGAAGATCAAAGCAGGGATTAATTATGAAGTATAACACTACAAGATCGGAACTGTATATCGTGGAATTAGAACCACCTTTTAAACGATTGATGATTCAATTCGTTCCGGAAACTATTTCCGCGCCACGAACTGCATCGATTCAGAATTTTGCGATAGTAGGAAGGAACAATGAAATCCTGAATTATACTACAGGTTCGGAAACATTAAATTTAAACCTGGAATTTTTATCAACGGATGATAGCAGGCGCGATGCATGGGATGCAGTGAATTGGTTGAAAGCATGCACGGCAAATGATGGCAGATCGACAAAGTATAAAAATGTATTGTTGTTGTTCGGTGATTTCTTCAAAAATGAATCCTGGATAATATCTTCCGTTAATCCGGACTTTTCACATTTTTCGGCAGACCATAAATGGATGCCGTTAAGATGTAAAGTTGGCGTGACTTTCGTGTTGGATCCTGATAGGAATTTTTCATCAACAGATATAAGCAATAGATAATGGCATTACTACAGCTTCAAGATTTTGACTTATACAGCAACGGAATTATTATAAATTTTCCGGAAGGTGATTCTATTCTTCAACGTAAAAAAATACCGTACAATCCAAAAGAACCGGACCGATATCATACCGTTGTGGAAGGTGACACACTTACTTACATCGCATTCATTTTTTATAAAGACTTCACAGCAAATGCACCAAAATATTACAAATATATTGCTGATGTGAATAACATTTTTAATCCATTAGATTTGAAATCATACATTGGTAAGGATATTATCATTCCAAATTTCGGTTTAATTAAACTTAGTGAATAGAAATGGCACGTTCACCGTATTACACTGTACAAGTGAAGGAAACCGGCAGGATTCTAACTGATTTAATCGGATCGATGCGATATGAAGATTGTTTGGAAAAAGATGATTTAGTCGAATTCAAAATTGAAAAAGCGTCCATCGATTTAATAGATTCAAAAGATGTTTCCATTGGACATCATCTTTTATTTTCATACGGCAATGCCGGTGAATTAAATTCAGGTTCACGCATCTGCGTTATCAAAGATCACGAAACAAATTATGGTCAGAATATAACGTTTACATTGAAGTGCCGCGATGAAGGTTTTTATCTAAAGAAAGGCACATCATCAAAGATTCATAAGAATAAGACAGCTTCACAGATAGTAAAAGATATTGCGGATGCGCATGGGTTCGATTGTGTGATGGATGAAACCACAAAAGTATATTCTTCCTATCCACAGGGAAACAAAAATTATCATCAGTTCTGTAGAGAATTGGCAAAGGAAGAATGTGGCGGCGATGAAGAAGGCGAACACGAATTTTATGTTCGTGGTAACACGATGTATTTTGTAAAAAAAGATTTAAAGAAAAATTCAAAACGCACATTGACATATCAGGATGGAAACGGACCGATGAAATCTTTTTCGCCAAAATACAACCAGGAAAAAGAAGGCAAATCAAATCAGGTAACATCGTTTGGTGTTGATAAGGAAACCGGAAAACAATTTGAAGCCAACACCGGTGAAAAGGAATTGAGGGATCCGCAAACCGGCGAATATAATGTGAATTATAATTGGGATGGAAATTTGCGTGGTGCTGCACCATCATTAGGCGAAACGCTGAAAAATGTAAAAAATATTGTTACACCTGGTAACAATAAAGATGAAGCATTGAACACCAATAAATCGTTGAATAAAAAATCAAAGGCAAAAGAATTAACGTGTGATATCGAATTAGAATTGGATCCAACATATCATGCAGGTGATATTGTTACAGTTAGTAATGTTGCAAAAAAACACAGTGGAAATTGGCGTATAATAAAAGTTGTTTCGGAAATATCCGGATCAGGTGCAAGTACGAAATTGGAATGCGATAAAAACGGTACTTCTAAATCTTTGCATGCGAATCCAAAGAAAACAAACAGCGATGTAAACAGCACACAGGGCAACACAAAAGGTGAAGTGAAAAAAGATGTGGTCAATTATAATTGGGATGGTAAAAAAAGATAATGAGTGCATTAACCGAACATATCGATAACTTAATAAAACATGGACTTGAATTCATGGGTTTATATTACGGTTCTTATGAAGGCATCGTGACAGATAGGAATGATCCGGAAAATCGCGGACGTATAAAAATAAAATGTCCAAAGGTTTATGGCGATGATGAACTTCCGGAATGGGTGTTTCCAAAAGGTATGATGGCAGGAAAGAAAACCGGATTTTATTTTATTCCACAAAAGGATGATGTTGTTTGGATATCGTTTGAAGGCGGCAATCCTAAATTTCCACTTTGGGAATTTGGTTGGTGGTTGAAGGATCAATCAATCGAAATAGCTGATCCGGACATTTATGTTTTCACAACACCGAAAGGACACACATGGGTGGTGGATGAAAAAAACGATACAATGTATTTTTCTTATAAGAACGGAAAAGTAATTGAAATCAAAGGAAACAAAATAAGTTTAGGAACAAAAGGCGGATCAGCAGAACCGGCGGCATTAGGTGACACATTGGTTGAAAAATTGGAACAAACGTTGGATTTAATGATGGATATATGTGATGCCATCATTGCATTAACGGTCACATGTAATGCACCAGGTTCGCCATCAACCGTTCCAATAAACGCGCCACAGTTTGAAGTTTATTCGCAGGCGATAGCAACTTTGAAATCAACATTAGATCAAATTAAATCACAGGTAGTTACATTGGATTAAAATAATTATATTGTAAGTGGTATGACAGCATTTTTAGGTACAAGTGAGAAATTTCCGTTTCAGCCGGATGCAAATGGCAACGTTGCATTGGTATCTGATATTGAAAGCATTCGCCAATCTATAGATGAAATATTATCGACACCGATAGGAACACGTTTCTTCAATGAATATTTTGGATCAATGCTGCATTATCTTTCCTTTGAACCGAATGATCAGATTTTATCAGGGTTGACAAAATATTTTACAGCAGATGCATTGAAGAAATGGGAAAAAAGAATATTAGTGAATGATGTCAATCCAATAATCGAAACAAATGTTGTACAGATTTACATACCATATACAGTTCTGCAAACCAATGCAACAGATACATTTATTTATCCATTTTATCGCGAAATAACACAATGAAATTAACGAATCCATTCATAGGTTATACCGATAGATCGTATCTGCAAATTAAGCAGGCGATATTATCAAAGATAGCAAATCCGGTTACAGGCATTCCGGAAATAACGGATCATAGCGAATCGAACACGTTTGTTAAGCGTGTTTCCGTTTGGTCCGGTATTGCTGAAATGCTTAGTTATTATATTGATAATTTGGCACATGATGGATTCCTTATCACAACACGTTTGTATGAAAATGCAATCCGTATCGCACGCCAATATGATTACAGGGTGCGCGGTGCAA